GGAGTACTGTATGGCTATTAAAAAAATAGAACAGAAAGTAACAAAATGGTGGCACGCATTTACTGAATTAAAATCATGGGTGCAAATTGTAATAGCAGTTGCATTAGTTGTGATTGTTCATAATTATGTGTTGCATTAGACTATGGCAAAGAAAAAGAAAAAAGCTGTAGGTCTAACTAATAAACAAAAGAAATTGCCGAAAGCTTTACAAATGGCAATCTTAAAAAAACAGAAGAAGGGGAAGTAATATGCCTTATCATTATGGCAAAGGTTCTCATTCTAAAGGCATGAAAAAATCAAAAATGTCAAAAATGAGCAAACCTAAAAAGAAGAAGAAAAAGAAAAGATAATGGTCAAAGTAGCGTCTATTAAAAATATTATTAAGGATTTAACTCCTAGGCAAAAAAAGACAATGAATCGTCACGCAAGACATCATTCTCTTAAACATATGCGTAGTATGGCTAGATCTTTAAAAAATGGCGCTACTTTCGCACAATCGCACAAAATCGCTATGCGAAAAGTGGGGACTTAAAAAAATGACTGGAATCACTACATCTGCCTTAATTACTGAGCTAATAGGTAAAAGACCAATAAAAAGAAGAAAACGAGATAGAAGATCATTAAAAGCCCCTCAAAATCGCAATTTAAAGGCCGTACAGAAGCTTTTAAGGCCTAGGGGTAGTTAATACCCCCAAACCTCTTTCCTAGCTTTCTGCACCGTTAATTCTTTCCATATCCAGTTGTCTGGATTAGGAATAAGTGAATTTCTTACATCATCTAATGAATTAACAGTTTTTAAATAATTTCCCATAACTGTTAAAATATGTTCGCATATTTTCATAGCTTTCATAGGGACTGAATAATCAGATAATTCAAGTTTTGCGAATTCTGGGCCTTTAGTTTTTGTAGGAGTTTTCAAATACCATAACATTTGTCTAGCATTTGTTGCTCTTTGATAGATAGCTTGTTGCATAGCATGGGACATAGATATTTGATTAGGTGAAGTTTTTGAAGTTTTAAGATCAATATAAAAATCCTCCTTTGTATTCTTATCTTCAAAATGAAAATCAGTAAAACCTTTAAACGGTATTCCTTTTATAAATACTTCAACTTGTTTTTGATAATCAATAAGATTCCATTGAAAAGCATGCTCCTGGAATTTCTTTGCTCCTAATTCTAATAGAGGAATAAGATTGGTTCTTTCATCTTCTATTTTAGGATCATTGATTCTCATGCAATTTGCATCGTATTCTGCTTCCATTTTTGATGAAGCTTTAGACACAGACATTCCATTAAGAATCATATTAAGTCCAGATTCAACCGCACTTCCTCTTTCAGCTGCAGCACTAGTAGGAAATTCATATCCAAAAATTCTTCGTAGCGCCCACCTTTCCCTATAAAAAGCGAATTCGTTTAAATGACTAAAAGATAAGGGCAATAAACTTTTATCGCCCCTATCAAATTTTTTAAAATGCTCAATCATTTTTAAGAATCTTTCCTGCTAATGATTTATTCATTCTAGAAACAACTTTGTTGAATCTTGATTGCATATCTTTTAATTTTGATTGCATTTCTTCAAGATCGCCAAGTTCTTCGTGAACTTCATTCCATAAATCTAAATTATGTTCACCGTGTTTTTTGATGAATTCATCTTTAGTTAAATCGGAAGCATCTTCACACATTTGTAAATACCAAGCTCCTGTTTTACTCATTTGACCTCCTTTAAAATACCAACTTCAGTTTCTGAATAGGTTGCATCGAACAAAGTATCATCGTCAATTTCGCCTAAATGAATCTTAAATTGATGTCTCATTTTACGAGTATAAGCCCTTGCTAACAGTTTTTTGAGCAAAATAATACAATCTTTTTTGCTATAACTAGCAGTACTACTGAAATCAAACATGTTAGATAAAGGTTTATCATCTACTGAAGCAACCCAACCAGAACCTGTTTTACCGTCAACTGAATTGTCAAATTTTACATATCGAACATCTACTCTAATATCTCTACCAATAAATTCCATATTAGCAAAATAATGACCGTGAGTTTTACCTTTCATGTTCACCTCCATTTTCAATATACTTGAAAGATATTTCAATATGTTTTCCAGTAGGTGCATCATAGACTATAAGACCTTCACGATCACCATTTGGAATTTGTTGTACTGAAAATCCTGTAACGACATGAAGGCAATTAGAAGTAACTTCATCTGATATTTCTGCAACATCATCAGCTATTCTTTCCCTAAAATAATCATCAGTAGTTAGTAGCCTAAAAAATTCTTTTATAGCATACAATCGTCTATTTTCATAATAGCTCATTTGACCTCCAATGAATATTCTGCAAATGTTTTTCCTTTACGAGTAACATTT